AGCAATGTTTTTCTGCAAACGAGAAATGGTATGGTTATTACTATTGATAGTGTTTTGCCATTCACGAATCCTATCCATCTGACTGTTGAGAGCAGACTCATCATTACCAAGCTTTTCCAACTGCTCTCGTGCCTTAGACATTGCTTCAGCAAGTTCCTTTGCCTTTACCTTACCCTCAGTTGTCCTTTTATCTCTTGTCTCCGCATCAATTTCCTGTCCGCAGGTGGGACAATCATCATTCTCCGAGAAGAACTTAATTTCTTTTGCAATGGTTTTTGCTTTTGTCTTGAACGAGGTATCAAAATCAACCAGCTGCGAAAGTTGGGTTCTTGTTTTTGTAAGACTAGTTTCCGTGGACGGTAGGATATCGCTAATCTGTAAAGATAAATTGAAGTTCTGCGATTGGATCGTATTAATCTCTTCTTGTGCTGCGGAGATAGAATCCTCTTTCTCTTTACGATATGCCGAGTTAATTGCGGTAAGGTCACGAAGATACTTTTTCTGAGCATTAATCTTCGTCTTAACGATTTCGGTGGAATGAGCATTTTGTCGAATATCCTCCTTGAGTACCGCAATCTTCTCTTTGAGAATCTGATTCATCTTAGAAAACATATTGATGTCAAGTAGGTCTTCAATCACCTCACGCCGTGCTTGAGCAGGCAACTGCATAAAGGGCACAAAAGAAGACGAACCCAAGACTACAATTTGATGAAAAGATTTATGGTTCAGTTTGATGATGTTCTTCTCAAGAACAGACTGGTACTCTTTGTTATGCGAGTCTTGATTGAGCATGTTACCATTGACCCAAATCTCAAATTTATTGGGCTTCATGCCACGAACAATCTTGTACTTGCTGCTACCAATAGAGAATTCTACCTCGACCAGCAGACCCTTGTTATTGATAGAGTTTACTAGCTGAGGCTTAGAAATCTTGCGATGAGACTTACCGAACAGAGCAAACGACAAAGCGTCCAGCAAGGTAGACTTGCCAGAGCCATTGTGCCCTACGATAAGTGTAGTAGGAGATTCTTGAAAATCAATCTCAGTAAAGTTGTTACCGGTGGACAGAAAATTCTTCCACCGGAGTTTCTGAAATTTAATCATACTCTATGACAATTCCTTGATCCGCCGTTTGGCATATTTTACCGCAGATTTAAGTTCTGCGACAAGCTGTTGTGCTTCTTCCTCATGATAAGGAGGAATTTTCTTAGTTCTCGGAAGAAGAAACGAGTCGAGGGTGTCTTCAATCAAATCGGTTAGAGGTACACCACCTTCAAGAATTGGTTCACAAGCACCTTCCCCCATATAGACATGCATCATAACCTTTCCATCCGTTTCAATGGAAAGACTAGCATCACAATCAAGTACACCCGTTATCATAATTAATCTCCTTTAAAGGTTCAAAACTCTCATCAATATACAACATATCGAATTGCGAAGGGTAATGCTTCAACAGACGACTCGCTTCTTCTCGCACTGCTTTGGGAACACGAGGATACTTCTTTGGATTTCGCAGATCAAGCAAAAACCTTTCTACTCGCAACACTGCCTGTGTTCTTTCAATTGGTAATGTCATCACCAACTCTCACCGTATGTACTGACCCATCACTGTAAATGTACTGCACTGTCTTCCCGTAGTTCGTCACCGACAGGAGGTTTCTTCCTACCGAAGATTCGGTCCCAGTTATCGTCGAACTGCTTTTGGTCTTTGATTGGTCGGGGTTTGCTTCCTTTTCCGCCATGCCAGTTACTTCCCATCTTTTGAAATCTCTTCGTATATCTGAGACAGCATATGCTTGTCGTCAGGTTTGAGACTATTATACATTCTTTTGGTTTTCTTGTCAAGCTTGCCACTACGGCGAAGCATCTTTGCCTTTTTACCGTTCATGCGATCTCCAGTGTCTGAGCCTCGATCATGAGGTCAGCAATCTCTTTCTTGATGCGATTCTTGTCCAGTTCTGTCTGTACAGCATCAATGTAATTATACATCAACTGATCGGTATCTTCAACAGAAATCTCTTCGGTATCAACATTGTCACCAAGAAACTCCTTGAAGTCCTCGGCAATCTTCAGTTCATGAATCTTCTGGGCTTGAATACGATCAATGAATCGCTCAAAGTCATAGTGGTCGCCCTTATTCACCACAACTAGCTTAACAAATTTGTTATCAAGGTAACGCATGTCTTTGAACTTGAAGTTGCCCATCTTCTCGTGGTCGTAGTAAATCTTCTCATAGATTGTCAAGGGATTGTGAACAGCGGTCAGTTCACGAGTCTCAGTGTCTAGGACATGAAAATACTTTTTATCATTACAATCATTCCAGAAGAATTCCATCTGTGAGCCAAGATAGTGAATATTGCCCTTTGACGACTTGGTATGGAAGTGACCAGACAGAACCATCTCAAAGCGATTGAAAAGCTCAGGATTCATACCGTCAATACAAGGCATGCCAAGATGCATGTCAAACCCAGCCAGTTCTAGGTGCGCACCGATGATGTCAGCATCACAAGACTTGATGAAGTTCATACACTTCTGTTCATTCTCAGCACAGATCCACGGGACCAGACCAACCTTGAGACCATCGTAGTTCATCACACGAGGCTCTAGAACAAGGTTGACTTCATTCATGTAGTGACCTTGAAGCTCTTTCAGCGCATTCAGTTCAGTAGTGTTCTTGTAGAACATATCATGGTTACCGATGATGATGTCCATGTGAATGCCATACTCTCGCAGTTTGTCTAGAAAGACTTTACGATTTAGGTTGAGTGCTTTGAAATTAATCGTCTTGCGATTATCGTAGTAATCACCAAGGTGCAAGATGTTGGTGATGTTATTCTCTAAGAGATACGGAAAGAATACTTCTTCATAGAAGCGCTTTTGGTACTCCATAAAGATATCAGAAGAGTTACGGATACCCGCATGAGTATCAGAGATAATAGCAATTTTCATATTAGTCTACCAAGAAATCAGAGAGATCAGAATCAGCCTTGACAGTCCGCCGCCGGCGCTTTCGTTCTTCTTTCGCATATTCTTTGAAGTGTTCGTCGGCTTCTTTCACCACATCAATACGATACTTGAGAACTTCAACCAAAGGTACCACATTACTCCAGTCAGCATCTTCATCACCAGTCTCAATGTGCTGCTCAATGCCAGCTTCTGCAATATACTTCAAACGAATGTCTTGCTGCTTCTTCTCACGGTTGATGCGACGAAGAAAAGCATACCAAGAAATCTGAGTGAAATAAGCAAATGCGTTAGGAGTCCCTGTACGAGTCGCTGCTTCTATGTTATAATTCTCAATGGCTTTGAGACAGTTCTCTACAGCGTCCATCACCATCTCTTCACGATAAGTATAGCGAACGAAGTTGGACTTATGAGAGAGACCCTCAGCGATCTTGAGAAAGCACTCAGCGATATAGTTAGGAACAATAGGAATATCTCTATTGTTTTTCTTTGCAGCCTGAACCTTCTCGCAGTGCTTAACAACAGCCAGAGAAAACTCTTTGTTGTTTACATAATGTGGTTTGTCTTTTGGTTTCATTTCACACTCTCAGTTAACATATGCCGAACATTATAAACTATTTTTTAGTTCTTGTCAACATACTTGACAGGACATAATAATTATGATATAATCTCTAAGTCTCTTAGGGGGAGGTTGAATATTAATGAATCTTAAATGGGATCACATTAGATGCAGAATCTACATTACCACCATAAAACATATCATCGGCCTCTTTGTTAGAGAGGCTCAATTTTTCATCAATATCATTCAACTCAATAATTGCTTTTGCATACTCACGAAGAAGATCCTCTGTGGGATGAGCATACGAGACAAGCTTGTCTTGCCTCAGAACGATAAGGTTATCATTGGACTCTTGATAAACCATAAACACACGGAAAGTATAGAATCTATAGCCTTGAGGGGCAGCCCTAGAAACGATAGTCACTGCATTCCGAATAACAATCTCCCACTCATCTTCAGACACAACTTCGCAAACTACTTCTTCACCCGTGACAAGTTTAATTTGCTTGATGTTCATAATGTTTCCTGTTTTAAATTGATGGGGTATATCTTATATTGAAAGCCTTCCTTAGTATATATTTTTATTCTTTCTGCGCTATGGCGAAGAGTAAAGTTCTTATGACTCTTTACATGAAAATCGTCAGCAATGTCGTAGAGCGTTGTGTCTCTACCATCGTCAGACTTTCTCAGTCCTCTACCGATACTTTGGAGGACTTTGATTTGAGACTTCGATGGCGAAGCAAAACAAATGTTGCTGAGATTCCGTATATTAATACCAGTAGAAAAAGTTCCAAGAGAAGCGACGATAATGGCATCTTTTTGTTTCTCCACAATACCACGGATTTGTTCTCTGTCCGCAGTGTCTACCTCACCCGAGACATAGAAAATTCTACGCCCATCCTCTGCCTTTTCCGTCATCATGTCGTACAGCACTTTGCCGTGCTTTTCTACATACTGGAAAAGAACAAGTGTATTACCTTCTAGAGATAATGCTAAGTTGGTAATAAACTTGTTCCTCTTCTCGTTTGTAACTATATAGTCAATTTCTTCCTGGTATGTCTTGTTTTGCATCCAGTGGCAGATATCATTGTGATAGTTTAGAAGCATCACTTTGATGTCTAGTCCTGCCAGTGTGTTCTTCTTCTGTAGCTCTACAGTGGTGGTGACTTTGTAGACAGACCCAAACAGTCCTTCAAGCACCAGCTTATTAGTCTCAGTGCCGTCAAGAGTTCCTGTTGTACCGAATCTATACTCTGCATTCTTAGCTTTGTTCATGATTCCAGACAAAGACTTAGCCTTGAATCCGTGAACCTCATCCCCAAAGATTGCACCAAACTGATGAAACCAGTCCCCACTCAGTTTGTATATAGACTGCCATGTAGAGATGATAATACGCTTGTCTGTGTTCTTGTCTTTGCCCGAATAGACTCTATGGCAAGCATCTTCTACATCAAAGCCATAGTCTGCGAAGTCTTTGTACATCTGCTCAACCAAAGATGTTGTAGGCACGATCACAAGGACTTTCTGCTCGTGATTGTCCAAGTACCACCGCATGAGGTTGTAGATGATAAAAGATTTACCAGAACCTGTAGGAGAGAGAAGAATACAGCGCTTGTTCTTGATGCCATGTGAGATAGCATAGACCTACATTTAGTTCTTTAGAGATTTGGTTGAACAGTCTTACCTTACCGTCCCAGACCTTTCTCTTGAATGCAGGCATGTAGCGATATCCGGGTACAAAGAATGAGAAGTACTCACGCAACTCTTGCTGCTGCGCAGGGTTACACTCTACGACAAGCATAGAGTGATCCCGCATCT